TCATAATTAACAATGCGCTTGAACTGTTCTACTTCTGCCATCAAAACTTTATACCATATAGTTCGTATGTACAAAAGTTTATATATATAACAACTATATTGTACTATGTTCTTATTTAGGGGGTGCCCCCTTTTCGAAAAGGCAAAAGGGCAAATTGCAAGAATTGGGACCCCTCACCATGAACCGAACTTGATAAACCCCAATGCGCCCCACCTGGAAGTTATCCACAGGTTATCCACAGCCATGAAAATAATACGTGAATTCACGTAAAATAATTAATTATTATCTTGATATGGGAAAATATATAACTATATATAATATTATGTTAAACATTAAAGGAAAGCGAGTTAATATGTTTGATAAGAATGTAATGAAAAAAGCAATTAGAAATAGTTTTTTTTCTGTTGAGTTTGTGAAAGCAAATAAACAAAAAAGAAAAATGACTTGTAAATTGCCTACTAATGACAAGTTTTTTTCAGGTGGAGAATTACTTGGAAATCGTGAGCATCTATTGGAAGTAATAGACGTAAACGTTTTAAAAAATAATAAAGACAATCCGAGAAAAGCTTGGAGGTCTATTAACCTTACGACTTTAACAAGTCTTAAAATAGGGGGTGTTGAATGGGTAAAATGAAAAGCCTAGCACTTGATTTTTTAGAAAACGATCAAAACGAATGGGAGCAAGAACAACGTGCCTTGCTCCTTAGTCAAGGTCATACATCTGAAGAGGTTGAAGAAATCATTCAAGAGATGATTAACGAATACCATTATGAAATGGCAATGGACCATGGAGATTGGGAGCAACCTCATGACGACTAAAGGTCAAGAGGCTCTTGATAGAGCAATTCAGGAAGAGGTGGGGCGTGACCCCACCTTTCTAGAAAAGTGTGAATATCATGCGGAACTAATGCAAGAACTTTTTTATAGTAAAGGTTGGACCTTTACTAACTGTAATGGTGATGATGATAAATATAAACCTGAAGTAAAAGCTATCTTCGAAGAAGTAGGTAGACGCATGGAAAAAAAATTTCCAGGATATTTAAAAGGAGTTGAATATGAAAATTAAACTTGAAAAAGATAAGCACCCTTTCAAGGGTGCTATCATGTTATATGATAAAGGCGCAACAGTTAAGAATAGATTTACAGGTCAAGCAACAGAATTAAATGCGCTTGAACTTTCAATCTATGATACAATTATAGGTTGCGAACAATTCGGAGATTATGAAAACGTAAGGCTTGGCCTAGATTGGTTTAGAAAATTTAGTGTTGATGCCTACTACGTTTTATTAGATTAATTATTGAGGGGCGCAATTAAGCGCCCCTTTTCCATTTTAATTGGGCGAAAAAAAAGGATCAGAGAATGTTATTAGAAAATACTAGACTAGATGTGATAGCAACTTATAGAAATAATAATCAAGAGTTCGTTAATCTATCAGTTAATGAAAGCGTCCTGAAAGATGAAGACACTTTATTAGATTACATTGAATTTAATTTAGAGGAGCTTCGTCCTGATTTAGAAGACGATAATTTAATAAAGCTTTCCCTATGTTGGGAATGCTCAGAGGATACAGTAGAGAAGTACAAAACTATTAAAGACTCTATTTATGAAAAGAAGGGTAAATATTATTTCGGAGAATATGATATTTAATTTAAATAAAGTGTTGACAAGGTATGGGAATTATCCTATACCTTGTTTAGCTTTAAACAATAGATCGATCAATCTATTGTTCTCTTGGCTGAACAACAATCGCAAAGTTGTAAGGCATGGGTTTTAGAGAGTATGTCCAAATGGATGAGAATCTAAAACTTAGTATTGAAGTAGCGTGATTATGTAGAACATGATTTGCCGTGAAAAGATTGGAGGTGCGGTCATGCAAGACCTTCAGGGACAAAGCTGAAAAAGGAGGGACTATGAATTATGATTAAAGACCAACCGAAAGTATACATATGTGGACAAACTAGGAAGATTAACAAACGTTCACAAGGGAGGTCCTATGACAATCATAGTGATTATTATCGAACCATACTAGCCTTCGGGCTAGTATTCAATAGGGGCCAGGCTTTTGCCTGGCTTCGCAATTTAAGGAGAGTGCAAATGGAAAATAGATTATTAAATATCATCCAGGTATTAGAGCTGCAACTTGTTAAAACTGACCTGGCTGATGCCTGGTTAAGAAGGATTTGGCAAGATAAAATTAATGAATTAATGCTCAAGGTCTCAAGGTTGCCGAGATAACCCAATTAAAAAAGGGGGCGCAATGCCCCCTTCTTATTTTATGATCGTAATTTTTCTAATAGTTTACTAACAGCCTTCTCACTCTTACCACCTACATTCCATTCGTAAATGTCATTGAGTTCTGAACCTTCATCACCTAAATAGTTTTTACCATTCTTCCAATTGTAAAGAGTGGCAATAGTACCATCAGCAAATTCAAATGCCCATTCAACATCGGTTTTATAATTGTCACTCATACCTTCATGAGGTGCACCGAATGCATTTAGTAATTGTTCATAACTAGCTTTAATATAACCTTGTAAGCTAGTGCCATATACATTTTCAGTCTTTTCCATTTTAACTCCCTTGTTAAATTAATAGTTGACTATAAGAATTATCCCATGTAGTGTCAATACATAATTAAACATAAGGAGTGATTATGCCTAATTGGACTTATAACAATGTACAGTTTGTTGGTAAAACTGAGGACAATGTTAAACAACTAAAAGAGTTATTGAAATCAAAAGATAATGATTTTGATTTTAATAATATAATTCCAATCCCATTAGCATTAACTGAAACAGTAAGTGGATCAGAGAATGCAAAACCAGATTGGCAAAAAGAACAATCAGAAAAATTAAAAAGTCAACATGGTTTTGATAATTGGTATGATTGGAGTATCATGAATTGGGGTACAAAGTGGAACTCATGTAACACAGAGGTAGAGTTAAACGAAAATGTTTTGAATTATACTTTTGAAACAGCATGGGATGCCCCAAGAGAAATTGCTAAAGCATTGCTTCACATGAAAGAAACAATTCTAAAAGACATTAGTATTGATTGGAACTGTGAGCATGAAGACGGCAATGAAGAAGAAGTGTTAATAGAGGATGGATCTTTAATATGAGTAAGGCTCCTGATAATCAGCAAGAATTAAAACTTGCGTGGGGTAAACGTGCAAAAAAATTTCTCATTGGGAAAAAAATAGTGGACGTTTACTACCATACAGAAGAAGAGAATGACCAAGTATTTGGATATGATGATTATGGAACTAACATAAGAATAGTATTTGAAGATGGTCATTGGATCACAGCCTCAAGAGATGATGAAGGAAACGGAAGTGGAGTTATCTTTACTTCGGATCCTGAACTCTTAGTAATCCCCTCTATATAGAGGGGCACTCCCGAAGCTACCTGGTTTACATTCCCAGGTAGCTGACTTAATCAAGCTGCAGATGTACAGTATAGAATATCGATCCTGCAGCTTGAAGCAGCTCAACCAATTAAAATTTATTAATGCTCAAGGTCTCAAGGACCAGGGCACAAGCAGCTTCTAAGCAGCTCAGCCGCCTCAAGGCTCAAGAATTTTTTTTAATTATTTAGTTGACATTACTCCCATGATATCTTATACAATAGATAGGGTCAAATAACGTTAGCTGCATGTCCGACTGAATAAGCCGAATTGCAGGGGTAGATATACCACCGAGTTTTGGCCCTAACATAGGAGTGATTATGAATATAAAAGAAGCTAAGGCAATTGTTGGAGGATTAAGTAATCCAAGCAAGATGCCCGGTTATGGCTACGGCTTAAGCGCATTTGATTGTGCGGTAGGCTCGAAGCTTAGACTAATTAAAAATAGTACTTGCTCGATGTGTTACGCTTTAAAAGGGCGGTATACATTTCCAGGAGTAAAGAATGCTCACGCCAACAGACTTGAAGCGATCACCAAATCTAATTGGGTTGAGGCCATGGTACTATTGATTAATAATTACGGTAAGAAAATACCTTATTTCAGGTGGCATGATTCTGGGGACTTACAGTCACTGGACCACCTTAAAAAGATTGTAGCTGTTGCAATGGCAACGCCAAGAGTTAAGCATTGGCTGCCAACACGTGAAGCTGGGATCCTGAAAGCTTTTTATAAAGAAGGGCATTCACTCCCGGGAAACCTGGCAATCAGAGTTTCAGCTACGATGATTGACGGCAAGCCCCATAGCAATGTGGGGTTAACGTCAACTGTAAGCAAGAATGAAAAGCCAATAGGATATAGCTGCCCGGCTGGAAAACAAGACAATGAATGTAAGTCTTGCCGGGCTTGTTGGAATATCAATATACAAAATGTAAGTTATGCAGCTCACTAGCTGCATGACCCTGGAGGTAGCGGTAAGTAATGCCTGGTTCAATTCCAGGCAACCTCTGTTTCACGTGAAAAAAAATGTAGTAAGGCTCAAGGCACATGGTTTAGGAACCAGGTCTCAAGGTCACAAGGATCAAGAATCAAGCCACAAGGTTCAAGGCGCAAGCCTTCTTTTGCTAGGCTCAAGGCTCTAGCTCCAGAATATATGGACATCCCTCCCCCTCCGAGGGGGGTAGCCATGATAAACGAAGTTCCGCCCTTCGTATTATGGCTCATATGCCACGATATTTGTCCACTAGACAACCCTATTTGATTACCCTTAGTAACCTTAAGCTCAATCCAAAACTGTCCTCTATTTTTATCTGTGATCTTATAAACAGCAAGTATATCAGGCAATCCTAGAGGAGTAACAGCCTCAATTCTTGTCAAGGTTATTTTTGTAAACTTATCCTTGATCCTTTTCCAAAATCTGCTCTCTGGTTTTGTCGTCATCTATCTCTTCAAAGCTCCCTTCAACAGACAATCTCTTGTCCATATCACTCAATAGTTTATCAACTTCTTCTCGATTCAATTGGTCAATACTACCATGCATAATCTCTTTGCGATCAATATATAAACCTGCCACTTGACCTCTAGATTTCTCAGCCGTAACGGCAGCATTCCAATTGCCCTTCTCTTCAGCACCTACACTCAATTGATGTAATCGTTTCAAATGTTTATGAAGATTAACTTCATATTTCTTTTCATCTTGATTGCGAAGTTCTCTTATGTATTCCATACAACCTGGATGTTTCCTCAACTCTGAGGCTTCTTGCTTTGCCCTATTCTCTGAGTATCCAGCTTCTATTGCACATTGAGTAGCTGTTTTTGTGTCGCCTTCTTGTACAAATAATAAGCAAAACTTGATCTGTTTTGGTGTTAATTTGTCTCTAATTTCATCTATATTCATACCCCCTTATAACACATTTTTCGCAGAAAACAAAGATTCTACCGCTACACCACTTTTCCAGAAGTAGCGGTCATGTAGCGGTTAAAAACAATCTAAGTTATTGATAAGTATATATTAATTACCTACCGCTACACCGCTACACCGCTACACCACTATTTACTATTGTTAATTATAATTTTGAAATAAAAATAAACTATACAGTAGCATTGCATAACCAATTAAAAGATGTATAGATAGTGTCTTATTCACTCCCTTTCCCCCTCAACGGTGTTTTCATTCTTCATCGGAGGGGGTTCTTTTTTATTTGACATTGATATCTACATGGGATAATTAGTATATAGTTTAACCAAAAAAGGAGAGAAAATGAGTAACACTTACGATATAGATATTCAAATGAATTACTTTTTAAGTGGGGATGATTATGATTCCTCACTTAAATCTTTACAAGAATTTAAAGAGATTACTGAGAGACATTTGTCTTACTGGGAAGAGATTTGTTCTAGTAAAGAACGTTACATAGAAGAATGGGATCAATTTTATGGGGATGAAAGAAATAGTTATGAAAAACATTATCTCAATGACCCATGTCAAAAGGGAATGGAAGGAGAAAACTATCATGAGTAAGACAGGAGCGTGGGCCTTGAACCATCAAGAAAAAGATCGAGAACTACCAGTCTTTACAGTAGTTCAAGCAAGTAGAGTTATATCAACATGGACTATTCAATGTCAGGATGAAGACACAGCGATAGAGATAGCATCAACATCTAAACCTGATTATGAAGAAGTAGATCAAGAGTA